TTTTGTTTCAATACAATTTTTAATTACAGTTTTAATTGCAGTTGTAATTTGTTTTGTATCTTCAGATTCTAGGGCTAAAAGAAGAAGTTTTTCTTCTTTTACTAGGAATGGTCTATACTTTATTGTTTGTCCGCTAGATGGCAAATCTAGATCAAAAACTGGTGTTGCAATTTTAGGTAATGGCATATTATAAGAATAATATTAAATTCGTTTGATTATTTATTTATGTAATTTATTGTTGGGCCAATCCATTAAAAAATTGTTGGTCCGTACCAAATGCAGGCCCAAACTTTTTAGCCTGAGTTAATTTTGGATTTGGAGGTGCAATCTCAACATTGTTTTCGGAAGTGATGACATAACGAATATAAGAAAATGAAACCGTACACTTTAAAAGTTGAGAAGATTCGTAGGACACAGGCATAGACATAATTGAAAGCGGATATGCCTGTATAAAATTATATGTCAAACAATCACTCTTTTTTGCGGTATAAATATCCCCCTGAATTCTACCATAATCTCTTTCAAACTTCTTTAAAAATATTGATGTCCTATATCCAGTGTCAATATCTTTATTGTCTCCTTTTCCATCTGGGTAGTTTACTCTATACGAATAGGATAAAGCTTTCATTCCACCAGCATCTTTTTCGGTATATTGTTCATCTACAATATACTGCATCCATACCTCAAAAAATTTAATAACTTCATAATCATGATCAACATAAAATGTAAAGTCTGCACGATCATCATATACTCTTCGATATGGAATTTTTTCCATCACCCCTGTATAATCTGTAACATCATGAGTATATAAAGTAGATCCAGGAAGAGTAGCATCGCAACAAGATAATGATATCAATTCTGGTATTTCAATAAAATTTTTTTGTGTATTATTTACAGAAAAAGCTTTTTGTTTTTCTCTATAAAATTTAAGAACTGATGGGGGCAAATTAAACTGACACTCAAAATGAGAAGTTAAAGCTGGCCTCATTAGCTTTGACTTTATATCACTCATACTATATGGATTAGGTGGTGTAACTGCCATTTATAAATATTCTTAACCTTATGTATTATTTAGAGCGTGGCGAAGAATTATATACAAGGATTTTATTCCCCAATAAATCCAAACAAATATGCTGGCAATGCAAAACAAATTGTATATCGTTCGTCTTATGAATTAAGAGCTTTTAAGTGGTGCGACTTATCAGAAAATATTATCTCATGGGGATCCGAAGAAGGTTGGGTGCCATATAGAAATCCAGTTACTGGGAAAGTGCATCGTTATTTTCCAGATCTATTTGTCAAAATCAGAGAGTCTAGTGGAGATATAAAAAAATATCTGATAGAAATCAAGCCAAAGAGACAAACAATCCCACCAAATCCTACCCCAAAGAAAAAAACAAAAACTTGGTTAAACGAAATGAAAACATATCAAATCAATCAAGCGAAGTGGGAAGCAGCAGAGAAATTTTGCCAAGAAAATGGAATTATATTCAAGATAATCACGGAATCAGAATTAGGGTTGTAGAAATGTTCAAGCCTTTAAGTAATCAAGCTAGAAGATTGTGGACTATATTTGGAATAATTAGAGTTTGGTTTTCTAAACTAACAAAAGCAACGGAAAGAAGTTTACAGAGAGAAGAGCAAGAAATAATATACGAAGAACAAAAAATCAGAAAAGTAGAAGCAAAAGGATATGTATTTAATGAACTAGAAAAAAGGAAAAAAAATTTAGAAAGAAAAAAAGAAGAATTCTATACTTTTAAAAATTTAATCAACAATCTTCCTAAAAACCAATCACCAAATTTTTATTTTAATGCTTTAGTAGACATTCTCGCAAGAATGGGTAGAGCAGAAGAAACAGTCGAAATTGGAAAAATATACACATTCAAATACATCGCAATAACAGAAGATAAATGGTATGATGTGCATCCGGTCAGTTTGATTATTCAAAAAGGAAGAGATTATTATAAAGGAGTGAATTATCACTGGGAAAGAAGACCAGAATACGTCGAAAGTCCTATTAGAACTTACAATTATTCAAGAATTCAATCTAGATTTTATAGAATAAAACAAGAAGAACTTGAGTATGTTCTCAAAGTTCCATCTTTTTATCCAGTGTTTATCAATCGAAGATAAATAAATAAAAAACTACAATAAATGTCTCATACTCTACGAAAAATTGAGATGATATTATCCCTTATGTGGAGGGATTTCTGATGGCTCGTAAATTCATTTATAGTAACCCAATTGTAAATAAACTCCCTGGAAGTAATCAAAATTATTATCTTAGAACAGTAACTAGTTATGAAGTTGATGGAAATGGAAAGCCGATTGATGGTTCTTCAGAAACTTATGTATATTATGCTGTAATAGCTAATGCAAGATGGCAATCAGGAACTGAAGATTCATATAATTTTAATCAAAATGCTTGGTTATTAGCTGCAAAAACGAAAGATAAAGGAGCCACGTATGAATATTATAATTACAGTCAAGAAGATAAAGATGCTAGGAAAATACCTTTAGGTCAAGAAGTAGGAAACCCAATTTTAGGTGCTACGGCACAACAATCATTAAGTTCTCCAGGTGGTATATTTTATAATGGAGTACAAAATGCTCTCATTAATACAGCAGTAAACACTCAACCTGGACTTGCACAAGTAGTGTCAACTAAGCAACAGAATGTAGTCCAACAGCAAGTTGCAGCAGCTGAAAGAACAGCAGCAGAAGAAAATTCTTCTTTTTCTATAGAAGATATTTCTAACCTCAACTTCCAAATAGATGCAGTAAAAGCTAGAAAAATATCTAGAGATTTGAGATATCCAGAAAAGTATCAAAGAGGAATGGATTATATCCAGTTTAGAATTTATGAATATAAATCACAACAATTTAATAAAGAAACATATACTGTAAGATCTAGTGAAAGATCTAGTGATTTAGAAGAGTCAAAAGGTACGATATATCTTCCAGTCCAACCAACAATTATGGATACGAATACAGTTAGTTGGGGAGATGATCAATTTAATATACTACAGATGATAGGTTCTGGAGTAGCATTAGATGGAATGAATGGAACTAGTTTAGACTCAATATTAAACCAATTTGCAAACACAATCGGATCCAATAAAGAGGGACAAGCAATAGATCCAAATATAGCCACTGCTATTAAAACATATCTCACAAAAATGGCAGTAAGTTCGAATAATAACTTACTATCCAGATTAACAGGTGCTGTTACAAATCCTAATTTACTCTTGTTATTTAATTCTCCTGATTTAAGAAACTTTAATTTTACTTTTAAATTGACTCCTAGAACCGCAAGTGAAGGAACAGTGGTAAGAAAAATCATAAGAGCCTTCAAAGAATATATGGCAGTTCAAAAAACTCCAGGAAATTTGTTTCTAGAAGCTCCTTGTATATTTAAAATAAGATATATTAGAGGAGTTGATAGATTTAATGAGAATCAAGATCTCGATCATCCAGGTTTAAATAGAATTAAAACATGTGCATTAAGAAATTTTAGTGTAAATTATACTCCGGCAGGTTCTTACATGACATATAATGATGGAGCAGGTACTATGACCTCTTATGATTTAACAATGTCATTCACTGAACTAGAACCAGTATATTCTAGTGATTATTATGATAACGAAAAGGATACATTTACAATACCAGAAGATCACATAGGATACTAAAATGGCATCATACTTTCGCGGAATACCAAATTTTGATTACGTTAGTCGTTTACCAGACGCTAAAATTTCTGATTACATCACAGTCAAAAATCTTTTTAAACGTGGAAAACTTCGTGAAGATATTTTTGGAAATCTTCAATACTTCACAAAATATAAAATCATTGGTGATGAAAGGCCAGATAATGTCGCATATAAAGTCTATGGAGATGAAACACTAGATTGGGTAATTTTACTTTCAAATAATATTTTGAATATTCAAACTGAATGGCCATTGCCACAATCAGCATTTGATAAGATTTTATTAGAAAGATATGGTTCTTATGATAATTTATATAACGGAATACATCATCATGAGACTAAAGAATTAAAATCTGAATCTGGTGCAGTTTTATTGAAAGAAGGTTTGATCATAAGCGATACATGGTGTGATGGGGGAAATTTCATTCAAGGAATACAAAGAAAAATAACTTACATTGAACAATCCTTCAATGACAATTCAATTTATATTAGACTAGATAATCCAATAGTAGGACTTAGAGTAGGAAATACCATAACAGTGTCAAACATGTATAATAACAATTTCAATGGAGAATATGAAGTTGTGCAGTTAGTTTTCAATTCTGATGGCAATATTTCTTCATTGGTATGTAAAAATGATATTGCCAGAGACGAAATTTTACCTTCATTATATGGCACTGAAAAAATGGAATACATTCCGTACAAAGAAATATCAGAAGGAAATTTATATTATTATCAGTATTTTGACTCTACCTTAAATCAAATAGTAAATATTCCTTCTTATGATTTTATAACTCCAGTAACAAACTATGAATATGAAATTAAAATAGAAGAAGATAAAAGAAATATATTTGTTCTAAAACAAAATTATCTAAACGTAATATTAAATGACGTAGAAGTAAATTATCCGTATAAAGAAGGTGGTCAACAATATATTAATGAAATGTTGAAGAAAGGAGAAAATATAAGACTAATCCATTAAAAAAGGAGCCTTTCGGCTCCTCATGTCTTTATTCAGCTAGTTCACTGAAATATGCTAGAGCATCTTCCCCATCCTCATCTGCATTGATTTCAATTGAATTTGATTTACTTTTAGAGTATGATTCCTCTAGTTCTTTCATGATATCATCTTCTTTTGAATATTTTTCTGAGAATGATTCTAGATTATCTTCCTGTTCACGAATAGCAGAAACGACTGACTTAGAACCGAGAACAAAATCAAGACGTTTTTGTAAATCTTCTGGAGATTTAAATTTCTCACGAGAAACTAATTCTTGGAGAGAAAATTCAGTTTTCCAAAGTGATTCTAGTTTCTCATCATCACCATCTAGTAAAGCCGAAGGAGATTCAAAAGCACTATCATCATAATTTGGATATCCAGCTACTTGCTTTACACGAAGTCGGAAATTTGCTCCACCCCAAAAATCAAATGGATCGATCACAGGATCATCTTCAAATTCTGGCTTCATTGATGATTTGATTTTATCAAATACTTTTGAACCAAATCTAAAGATTTTTACTTGACCTTCTAAAGAAGGATCAGACGGATTACTTACAATATAAACATTAGCATAATAACTTAGTTTACGCTTTCGACTACGAGCAATTTCTTTGTCTGAATCTAGACCAGTGTTCCAGAGAGTGCTATTTGATGCACATACGCAACACTCTTCTCCCAATGTAGTTGGACAATTTTCAATAAACCAACGACCATTAATCTGGAAACCATGATTATAAAGTTTTACGAATGGCAGATCTTCATTTGGTGGAGCAGGTAGAAAACGAATAACCGCACGACCGTTTCCTGCCTTGTCAGTTTCTAGTTTGAAAATATTGGGATTATCTCCAACTGCATTTGATCCCATCTTTTCTGCTTCTTTAAGAAGCTTTTCTGTGAGACTACCTAGTGAAGACTGCTTTTTAAGATCTTTGAAATTCATTTTTTTCGATAGATACGATAGATAGTTTGGCGACTTAAGGGTTCCGAAGCCCATGACTACATTATACTACAAGCTCAATAATCACGCAACTGCCTTTTTGCCTGATCAATTAATTCAATCATGTTTTTAAAGATACTATTAATATCAGAACAACTAGATGTATCTAGAATCTTTATGGTTTTGTCAAGTTTGTTTTTCATTTCGATTGCTTTAGGATCATTAGATAAACTTAATCGAGTATAAAGAACTCTCTGTTTTTCTAATAAATCTTCTAATGCTCTTATATGATTTAATTTTTCTTCTTTTGACATTGAATAAAAAGAGAGAATATTAGAAGATACTCTTTCTTGTAAGAATCCAATTTCTTTTAATTCCTGTTGTACGATATCCGAATTAAAAAAGCTCACAGCAATACTTTTCTTAGAATGTTTTTATATTTATCCAAATCTATCTTAAGGAAAGGAGAATACTTCCTTATTTTTTTAGAGGTTATTTCCCAAATAGGATCAAATAATTTTTGATCAAATTTTTTTCTATACTCAATCATTTGATCTAATATGACAAGAGTCTCTAACATTAGATTTCCAGAAAGGTACTCTTTTAATAATTTTGGGTGTTTGTTATTTTCTATCTTTAAGAAATCAAGAAAATTTTTACCCTCAAAAATATTTTTTAAATCTTGCTCGAAAAGATAGGTTAATGATTGATTTCTTTTTTGCCAGTTTAAATATCTTTCATTTCCATTATGTATGATATCTCCAATCCAAAGGGACGATGGATCGGAAGAAGAAACAAAATTAGATACAAAAAATTGTACAATTTCATCATCCTTCTTTTGTCTGGAAAGTCTTTCAAAAAATAATCTATCTTTTCTCTTATGGAAAGACTCTATTGATGCTTTTATTTTTCCGTTGTACTTCACAAAATCGTAAGTTTCATTTGAAAAATGTTGCTTCAATGCAAGATATGTTTTGTATGTTTCATGCGGTGTCACTTTCATTTAATTCTATAAA